ACAAAAGCCCTAGAAACTGCTTCACCAAAAGCTGACCTTGGAAGGTCTTCTAATGTCTCAACAAGCATTTTCTCTCGATGTTGGACACCATCATCACCAATATTTTGTGCGCTGTCCATTATATCTCCAGTCCTATCATTGAAAATGGCTTCAAATGTCAAGGAAATTCCACGACCAAAGTCCATCTTCCGGATAGTAACTTTCTTCTCTTCAAAGTCTGTCTCTTCGTAAGATTGTGTTTCTAATCTACGTCGCAGACCTCCAAGAGCCGTCATACCCCGAACAGTTTCGTCATCCGTAATTACGGCGTCTCCATCTGTGCAGAGAAATCCAAAATCTACTTTTCGGAGTTCAAAAGGCTCAATAACTACAGCATGCGTCAAGAGTGTAGAAGTATCAGTAAATGCAGATGATGCAACTGCTTCATTTAATTGAACCAGGTTATTGATATCTACATTTGATAAATCCACAAGCCCTTCAAAGAGAGCTTTAAAACTAATTGTCCTCGGATTCACTTTTTCTGTTCCAAGAATCTTCTCTCTAAATGTATCCACAATTAGCTGATTAGCTTTCTTAACATTACCGCCAGCTTGCTGTAGGCACTTCTCCTTTAACTCCTTCAAAGCGCCACTTCGTATCATATTTCTTCTCCTGTTTTAAAAGGTTCTTTTGATTTATTTAATTATTCTTTTCTCTTATCAAATCTAAGCGACTATTAAGTCAATAAAGCTAATCTAGCATGTCCATCAATCAGAATTTCACCCTTACCAACAGCATCTACACCTTCTGAAACAGCAACTGCGAAAGAACCTGTAAGAGTAATATCTGGATTGTAATCTGTATTGTATAAAGCACCTTCATAAGCACTATACTTGTAGCTCGTCAGACTATATAAGATAACGAAGTCTTGACCAAGCACACAATTTGTAGCATCTATAAGGATTTTAGCTTTCACACATACAATAATCTCAGTGTCTTGAGCTTTCTTACCAGCCGATGCAATGCCAATGAGTAAATTCTGCTTCACATACAGATCTGTGGCATCGGTAGGTGTAAATTTCTTTGCGACATTACCAGAAGTGTCCCAATAGATAAATGCATCTTTTTCGATTACATCAGCGGCTGTAGCTGGAAGCTTAATAAAATCATTAGCATCCTGAGACGGTAGTAAAGCTTCCACCCCGTTCTTGTAGTGACTCATATTAATCTCCTTAAAATTAATTAGTTATTTATTTATTTTATCTTTCAAAATTTCATTCTCTAGGAAAATTACCTAGAAATCTCTTGTGCTACTTTCTTTACAAGTGACTCGTCAACTGTCTTGTCACCTTCTGGAGAACCTTCTACATGAGTTGTCGTAGAGTTTTTGGAAGCTAACTCGATAATTTTCTTCCTATCCTCTATAACAGCTTTCATGTCTTCTTCTTTTTCACAAGATTCCAAATCTTTTACGAATCTCTCCGTAATTAATTCTTTGGCAATCTTAGATTCCGTCAGAAGCTCTTGAATCTTCTGCTTCTTAGTGACAATCTTTTCAGCGACAAGTTTCTCATCATAAAGACGAGATACGTCATCGTGTTTTTTCTTTAGATCGTCATAAGCCGTTTCTTTCTCTTTCAATTTCTTTTCAGCCTCAGCTAATTCAACCTGATGCTTTTCCTTAAGGCTTTTCTCCGCATCTTGCAGAGCTTCTTTCTCAAGCTCCATACAGATATCTGGATGCTCGTGCCTTAGTTCCTTAAGATTTTTAAACATAGTATTACTCCTATTATTTAATATTGATTCTTTTTTAATTAATTTTCCATCTGAATCATAATGGGCATTTGGATTCTTCCAGAATTCTAGTTCTTTTAATTTATCTAAAGCAGAATCGAAAGCCTTCTCTATAGAACCAACAACATCTCCTTTATTATCCTTTGTTATTTCCCAGATACAGTCATAAAGAAAACTATTTAAAGTAGTAAGAACAACATCCACCTGTGAGAAAACTTCATTTCTATAGTATCTCGTAAAGAAAGACGTCATTTGTTCAACAAGAACCTCAACCTTTTCTAAATCTCCCTTAATATCCACTTTCTCACGCGCTAACTTTAATGTATTCTTTAAAGATTTAGTTTTTTCTTGAGCTAGAGTTATCTTTTCCATTATACTGGCTTCAATAGCTTGACCTCCAGCACTCGGAAATAGAATATAATCCGCAGAATCAAACCAAACCCAGCTAATTATCTTATCCCCTTTTGCTCCTTCAAATTCAAAATCTTCTTGAATCTGAACAGCGGCTGAAATAGAAACACCAACAATTTCTGGGTCATCTTGAATTAAATTAAAAATCCAGACTGTATCAACCTTCTCTCTTGGAAATTTAACTGCTGAATAGACAGCTTTTGTAGATTCATCAAACCACACATATTTAGAATAAGAAACAAGTTCATCTACATTTCTATCTAGAGCCGTACCAATTATATGATTCTTAAATTGGATATGTCCTATATGTGTTATCCAATCTACAAGTTCTCTTAAAACCTGAATATCGTAGTAGTTACCATTAATAGACCAACCAGCCTTTATTATTCTTAAAACAGCAATATTCGGCTGGTCTAGAAGTTCTTTTACCCTATCTGGATATTTTAAACCGTAGGCACTTTCTACTAATCTTTTCAATTCTCCCTTATCCGTTACAACAATATCACTAAGAGCTCCAAGAGATTCTCTTAATTCAAAAACATTGGAAATCTCCTTTTTTCCAGCAATTTCTTCAATTCTTTTTTTCGTTGTAGGCATGAAAATCTCCTTCGTTTTACAATCTCAGTTATCTTAATATATTACATTGGATTTTTATTGTCAAGAACAATCATTTGGCATTTTGATTCATTGTACCACTTCCATCATCTATATCACCACCTTCACCCATACCAGCATTAGCTCCAGAGCTATTAGATTGTCCACCTGTCTTAGATGGAGAATAAATTCCTAACTTAATTTCAAATAATTGGCGAATAACTTCTTGAGGCCAGTTATATCCACGGATTTCACTTAAAGTCTGACTGGATACAATACCTAACTTTCTTTCGATAAAAGCAACTTTTGCCATCTCTAATGGATTTGGCTTAACTGCTTCAGCTATAATAAAATCTATAGGGATTTCTATAGTCGGAATAGAAACCATATCTACAGAAGTATTAAGATTATTAAGAATGTCATCTACATCATTCTTAGTTTTCTTAGATACTTTCTTAGCACCTTCAAGGCGTTCCAATATAGCTACAGCCTTTTCCATATTAGCTAACCAAAATTCTGTCTTCTCTTTAGCTACACGCTGTATTTTAACAGTTTTATCTAAGATTCCCGCTTCTATATATCTATAAATAGCCCATTTTGCCATATCTTTAAAACATACACTCAATTCCATAGCATATTCTAAAATCATTTGATTGAATGGGGAATCTGTATTCTTTATAGCACTGTAATTCTGAACATCTGAACGCATACCTGTAATATAGATTGGTGTTGTCACTCCAGATGAAATTGCATATAAAAATTGAAGCCCATCTTTATCTGCATCTGTCGCATTCAAATCGGCAGTCATCATTTGATAATCTTCATTTGGGCCAATCGTTAATTGAACCCCACCCTTGGGTGCGGCACTCTTTCTTGAAATATCTAAATCTGTAGTAGTTCTTCTAAGAGCTTGTTTCACCCTCTTAAGATATAGGACTTTACTTCTCTCATAATTAAGAACAGCCCTACTTATCCTAAAATCTTCATAGAGTCGTAAGTCTCTAAGAATAGCTTCTACTGGAATTCTACCTCGTAGTTCTCGCTTATCACCCATTATATACCATAGTAGAACTTTATCTGGAGTGAATTCTTTATGATTTGGGGATTTAAAGTCTCTTACTTTAAATTTAGATTTTCCATCTTCTGATACAAGAAAATAATAACGAACATCAGCAATCCATTCATTTCTAAGTTGCTTTATAGATTTAATATCATAATTTACTGGAGTCTTATAATAACCCAATTTAAATCCAGGATTTTCAGTTAAGAAATCAAAACCTTTTATTTCCTCACTAAATACTTTATAAGACAACCACTCTACTATTCCACCATCTTTACTCCTTTTTCCAACAATTTTTGATTCTAATTCTATACCAGATTCTCCATCCTTCATAGCCGTTTTTACAAAATCTTTGGCTAAGATGTTAAAATTTATTTCTCCTACAAAACGCTCAATAGAATCAGTTACTTTATCATTTGGAATAACAAATCTAGCACCATTACCAAGAATATATCGTGTTATATTATCTACAATGTTCCTTAAAATGGGGTCTACGTTATATCTAGAATTTACAATAAGTTGTAAAGTCCTTAGCTCACTTTCACTTTGCCTTTTCTTCAAAGGTATCCCAGCCTTAACAGATAAAGCATCAGTATCTGAAGATTCTTGAAGGTTTTTTAATCTACACAATTCTGCAGATTCGCCTTCAGTTAAATCTTTTCCTTTCTTTCTAAAGACGTATTGTGGGTCTAAATCCTGTGCTACTGGACTTCTTAAAGATTCATAGAGATTATAATGATTATCCCCACCAAGCAACATAGCTTCTGCCATTGCTGGAAACTCTGAATGAAGCTGTTTAGATATAACCATCTTTAATTGATAAGCTTCTTTAGCTATTGCTTGATGAAGTTCTTCTGCCAATTTAGGATTTCTATTCATCAATTTGGCTAAAGACATTTCTTTAACATCTTCAGCTTTAACTTTAATTTTCTTAATATCAATCATCTTAGTATAATCCTACATTATGATATGGAAATTTTTGTTCTGGAAAATATTCGTCCAGAGCACCATAACCACTAAATTCTTTATAATGGTCGTCTTTAGTACTTTCATCTTCCTTAACTACAATATCTGGAAATTCATTATTTGAAGCATTGTAAGCCGAACCAGCTATAGCAGATATTAAGTCATCTGAGCTATGAGGAGACTTAACAACTTTATCTTCCTCTGGTAAATATTCTAAGCCCCTTGTTTCTTGATAGAAATCCTCATGGAATGGTATAGAAATTCTAGACTCATTAACTGCTGTTCTAACACACTCAAAAGCAGAGTTATATTGCTTTTCTGTACTTACTCTATCTATATTGTTTTCTTTATCATAATTAACAACAACCTTATGTGCAGTTCTATCTGTAGATAAGTGAGCGGCATTAAAACCTAAATCTCTAAGATTTTGAATCATCTGAACAGATTCAAATCTATCGAAAGTTATTAGATTTATATAAAAACCACGTCTTTCTGTTAATTCCATTATTAAATCTTGAACAATAGATAATTTTATTTGCTTTCCCTTTTCAGCCACAATTCTACAAGAAAAATCTATAACAATAAAGGGCTGAGGAATACTCATAATTTCTACAGTATCTTTATCTGTTTCTACAGGTTTATCTATATATACCCAATAAGGAATATGAGACATGGCTATCCCTAAACCATCTTTTGTGTATGCTAAGTCTGCGTGTATATATCTAAAGAATTCGTCATTACAAACAAAATCTCTATCGAATTCTTTAATATCCGAATTAAAAGGATTATAATCTTTTAAACATGAATCCAATAAATCCAAAGCAGTAAAGAAAGGCGATATAGCATTTGTAGGTATGCAAGCATAGTCTCTCATTGAATTAAGTGGATTTACGAGAAAGTCATTCACCAATTCAATAGGAATGTCTATAATTCCTTCATCAGAAGGTAAAGGTATATCAGAATCCCTTCTTCTAAGATTAATCATCTTACGAAGTCGCCTTTGATTATTTTAACAGATGCTCCAGAACCCATAGATTCTAAAGCTTTAACAACTAAGAAAACATCTGATGGAGAAGAGTTTTCATCTATTTTCTTCAAAAGATTTATAATCTCTTCAGGCACACCAGCTTCACGCATATCACTCTCTTTCTTAAAGGGTGACTTTCCATGTATCTTCATATATGAAGATACACAAATAGCATAAGCTGATTTATCTGGCTTACCAGATTTCTTTACACCAGCTACGCAATCATCAAATTCTTTGGGCATAACTATCCTTTCTAAGCCGCTACGGCTCTCTCTACCATTATTTTTTCTGCTTCTTTCTTTTTCTCTCTTATTTCATCTTCAGAAGCTAATATTTTCTTAGCCTTCAAATCAAACTGAACCTTTACCCCACTAAAGTAGTATTTGGGTTTAGCTTCCC